CTAACGGTACACCAGGTCAAGCTGGTGCTTACACAATGATTGCTGTTGATAGCCAAACACCAAATATTTTATACTACCAATGTTCATCTCATGCTAATATGGGTAATCATACTTTTGCTACATCACCAGTTGTTAACACAGGTGTCTTTTTAACACTACCTACAGCAGATGGAAGTTCAGGACAAGTTGTAACAACTAACGGATCAGGTGTTTTAAGTTTTGCAAATGGATCTGTTCCAGACGATGCAATCACACTAGCTAAGATGGCCCCAGGCACAGACGGAAATTTAATTACTTACGACACAAGTGGTAACCCTGCAGCAGTTGCTACAGGAAGTGCAGCACAAGTTTTAACTTCAGCAGGAGCAGGAGCAGTACCTAGTTTTCAAACAGCTACAGTTCCAGATGATGCAATCACACTAGCTAAGATGGCTCCAGGGACAGATGGAAATATTATTTCATACGACACATCTGGTAATCCTGTAGCAGTAGCAACAGGATCAGACGGACAAGTTTTAACTTCAGCAGGAGCTGGTGCAGTACCTACTTTTGAAACTTTACCAGCAGGTGGAATTACAGTTGCAGATCAATGGAGAATAACTGCAGATAAAAGTATAAATAATACAGCAAATGTATTTGATGCTAATTTAGAACAAGTGGATGGACCGGCTCAAGGAACTTTAGGAGCAGCTATGTCAGTTAGTTCTGGAGTATTTACTTATCCATCAACTGGAACTTGGTTAGTTATGTCAAATGTTCTTTATACAAATTCAAATTCAAATCCATCTACTTATGTTTTTACAATACATCAAAATTGTACTAATGGTTCAAATTTTACTGCTTCATCTGAAGCTTATACATATTTTTCATCTGGTGTTACTGGAAGCAGTTCAACTGCAACAGGAATAGATATGGTAAATGTTACAAATACATCAAATGTTAAAACTAGATTTTTAGGTAGGTCACTAGAAAATTGTGTAGCAAGAGGTTATTCAACTATTAACTTTACTTCGTTCACATTTATTAGATTAGGAGATAGCACATAATGAATAGAGATTATTTTCAAGAAGCATTGATGACATTTAATGGTGGTAATTGGTATGGTTGGAAAAAAATTGATAGTGATGGAAACAAAATTCCTAACGATCAAAGAATGACTTACGCAAATATTGAAGTCATTAAAGATGGTGCAACAATACCAAGTGAAGCTGACGTTAATGCAAAGATACAAGAAATTAAAGATGCTGACACAACAGCAACAAATAAAAAAGCATCTGGTAAAGCTAAACTAAAAGCATTAGGTTTAGATGATGAAGAAATTAAAAGTTTAATGGGAGCATAATAAATGCTTCTTGGATTTGCCTCATTTGCTGAACGACCATTCTCAACGGTCGCTGATGACAACAGTGTAAATATTCAAGTTACAGGTAACGCATTAGCCATTAGTATTGGTAATGCTGGAATCATTGCAAACTCAGACGTTGAAAACGTAGATGGAAATCGTGTAACTTTAGGAACAGGGGCTATTACAATTACAGCCGATTCTAATTTTACTGTTACAGGTAATGCAACTTCATTAGGTATAGGTAGCTTTGTAGTTACAGCAGATGCAAACGTAACCGCAGTAAAGAACACGTTGACACTTTCAACAGGAGCTGTTACAGTAACTGGAACAGCGTTAGTAAATCCAACCGGATCTCAAGTAGCAGTAGATTCTGGAGACCCGAACGTTATAACATGGGAAAATATTATACCTGGAGTTAATATGGTTTGGACACCAATTGATCCAACTTAAAGAATAAATTATGGCATCAAGTTATTCATCAGATTTAAAATTAGAACTTGTAACAACCGGAGAAAAAGCTGGTCTTTGGGGAACAATAACTAATACAAATTTACAAATTTTACAGCAATCTTCATCAGGAGTTTTATCCGTAGATATGGCTGGAGCCGATATTACATTAGCTCTAACTGATGGTGCTGAGTCTAATGGTAAAAATATATTTTTAAAACTAACAGGGACTCTTTCAGCTAATAGAATATTAACAATGCCTAGTGGAAGTGGAGTTACTAGACTATGGTTTATTGAAGATGCTACTGTTAGAGGAACATCAAATAGAACATTAGATGTAAAAACAGCAAGTGGAACAGCACAACCTGTACCTCCTGGATCAACATTAATGTGTGTTTCCGATGGAGCTCAAACTACTACAACACTTATAGAAAAAGGTTATGCAACAATTACAGATTCTAATTCATCATACACAACAGTTTCAGGAAATCAAATTTTAGCAAATACTACTTCTAACCCGATTACAATAATTTTACCTGCTGCTCCAGCTACAGGAGATGAAGTTACAATTATAGACGCTAGAGGAACTTTTGGATCTAACAACTGTATTATTAACAGGAACAACAAACCTATTAACTCTGGCACAAGTAATTTAACATTGAATACTAATGGTCAAGCTATTACTTTGGTTTTTGTAGACTCTACAAGAGGCTGGGCGTATAAAACGAACACAGCGTAAGGAGCACGGACCATGGCTCTTACTTCCATTAAATTTTTACCCGGTGTAAACAAACAAGATACAGCTGTAGGTGCGGTTGGACGTTGGGTAGAATCGGATAACATAAGATTTAGATATGGTCTTCCTGAAAAAGTTGGAGGTTGGTCTTCACTTACTTTAGATACAATTGTAGGTGCTTCTAGAAAAATGCATTCCTTTGTTGATCTAGAAGGTAACCGTTATGTTGCAATAGGAACTGATAAATTTTTAGTTCTTTATTTTGAAGGACAGCTTTTTGATATAACTCCTTTTCGTAGCAACAATGCTGGAGTTCAAACAACTTTTACTTCATCTACACTAGCTACAAATAGTACTTCAAATAAAACTTGTACTATTACAACTACGTCTGCACATGGTTTGGAAGTTGGAGATATAATTTTATTAAATTCTGTAACACTACCTAGTGGAACAGGACTATCTGCTTCAGATTTTGAAGACAAACTATTTCAAGTTTTAACAGTACCCACTAACACTACATTTACAATTGATTCTTTAAACCAAGCAACTGGAGCAGTGTCAACTGGGGGTGCTATGATTGTAGAACCTTATCAATCAGTAGGCCCTGTACAACAAACTTATGGTTATGGTTTTGGTATCTCTCAATATGGAGGACCTGTATCAGGAGCTTTAACTAATACTTTATCTTCTGGAATTAATAATTCAGTGGCAACTATTCCACTGACATCTAACGCAGGATTTCCAACTGCAGGAACTGTTGCTATTGGTACGGAACTTATTACTTACAGTGGTAAAGGAACTAATACATTAACTGGAGCTACACGTCAGGCCAATGGTACAACTGCCACATCCCACAATTCAGGAGCAGTTGTAACAGACGCATCAGATTATTCTGGTTGGGGTTCCGCTGTAGAAGCATCAACTGTTACTCTTGAATCAGGTCTATGGTCATTGAGTAATTTTGGTCAAGTACTTGTTGCAACTATTTCTAATGGTAAAACATTTACATGGAACTCAGGTATAGCTGCAAGGCTAACAACACGAGCATCAACAACCACTTCAGGTTTTGAAACAGCTATAGCAACGGGTGTAGGTAATCCAACCGCTTCACGATTAACTTTAATATCACCAACAACACGTCATTTAATTCATTTTGGAACTGAGAATGAAATTGGAGATACTACAACTCAAGATGATATGTTTGTAAGATTTTCAGATCAAGAAGCTATTAATGCTTATGCAATTAAAGCAACTAACAGTGCTGGTTCACAAAGACTACAAGATGGTACTAAAATTGTAGGAAGTATCGTTGCTAAAGAAAATATTTTAGTTTGGACGGACAACGCATTGTACACTATGAAATTTGTAGGAGCACCTTTTACATTTGGTTTTGAACAAGTAGGTACTAACTGTGGATTGATTGGTAAAAATGCGGCAATCGAAATTGATGGTGTTGCTTATTGGATGTCTAACAATGGTTTCTTTTCTTTTGATGGTACGGTTAACTCGTTAGCTTGTTCTGTTGAAGACTATGTATTTGGCGATTGTGATACAACTAAAGGTCAACAAATTTGTGCAGGAATAAATAATTTATTTACAGAAGTAACGTGGTGGTACCCTACTTCTAATTCAAATTTTAACGATAGGTATGTTGTATTTAACTATGGTGAATCTCAAAAAGTTCCAATGGGTAATTGGTACACAGGTGTTAATACAAATTCAATTAGAACGGCATGGATTGATTCTTTAATCTATCCAAAACCTTATGCTTCTAGTTATAATTCTACAGCCAGTGGTACTTTTCCTAACATTATTGGTGAAGATGGATTAGGTAGAACTACATTATTTGAACACGAAGTAGGTACTGATCAGATTAATCCTGATGGTTCAACTACAGCTTTAACTTCAACTTTACAATCTTATGATATTGCTTTACAACAAGAACAACCAGAAACATTTTTAGCCATGAGAAGATTTGTACCAGATTTTAAAACATTGACAGGTAATGCAAACGTTACAATAGGTTTAAAAGATTACCCTTCTGCAAGTCTTGAAGAGAGTACACTAAGTCCTTTTACAATTACATCTTCTACAACTAAAGAAGACACTAGAGCAAGAGGAAGGTATGCAAGTTTAAAAATAGAAAATACTGGAGCTGGAGAAAAATGGAGATTCGGAACATTCTTAATT